AATCTTTAATATTTAATTGGTTATAAATTATTTCAATGGAATACCTGCTTCTTCAATAAGCTTAATTCTATCTTCTTTTGTTGCTTTTGTCAAGTTTGTCTCTTTAACAAAACGCCCGCTAGCATCCCTCGTTATAAGGAATACATAATCGGCATGATTGATCCAGCTTCTCTGACACTCCTCACGATAAGCGTTTGCCTCCTCGTAAGTCTCAAACCCGCTCTTTGTGTCATACATTTCATCGTCGCGGGTAACATATAAACTGCTAGTCTTCATTTTTAATCTCAATTATGTACATTAATTCTTTCTCTAGAACATCCTTATCTTGATAAGGAGAATCGTACTTATATACGACTGCATCATCAAGGAATGTTCTTACTCCCTCCATGAAGCCATCTTGTAACACAGAGTTATCTGTTATATAGGCTGCCAGGAAGAAGCCGTTTCGCTCCTGTGCATCTCCTAGGCCAACTGCACTGAAATGACTTCTGAAAGTAGTACCCTGCAACTCGTCGAATGAATACTGTATCATAAGTCTTTTCATCATTTCAAAAAATACTGCTACTTTAATTGCTTTCATATAAGTGACTTAACCGTGATGTCGAGGGCTTATTTTATTAATGTTTCATTGCTAAATCTACTACCGCTACAATAAGCAGAAAAGTCAATCCGTTTATTAAAAGAATGGTTTCCATGTCTACTTAAAATTAAAGAAGTCCTTAATCTGTTTCTTCTCAGCATCTTTGGCATTCAAGATGTCCTTCACTACGAAATCAGCAAGTGGAGCTAATACAGTGTTCATTGCATCAATCAATTCGCCTTGCGCTCCAAGTTTAGAAAGAACACCTGCATATTCACAAAGAAATTCATGTGATGAAATGAATCCCATTTCATAATTCTTTTTGATTTCATTAATTTCTTCCATCTTTATAAATTTTAATCGGTTCAACATAATCTGTGGTTAGTCAAAATAACCACTCTTTCTATATGCAAAGGTACAAAAAAAATGTGATATATGCAAATATACCACACTTTATTTTAGTTAAAAATACTAAATTTAACTCGCTGAGTATCAAAGAGTTATACGCTTTTGTAGATGCTGCTTAATGTAATGATTTTTGTAGCTTCGCCAATCTTGTCTATCAGATTGGTTACTGCTTCATCCACTTCGCACAAAGCATTATACACATCGTTTGGAACATTATCCATTTCCAAACCATTACTACTCATTTTCCAAGTTTGGTTTAGCTGCCTTGCAGCATCCACCATTAATTTAATGTCCGTCATATTTTATCTTATTTTAGAAAATACTCTCTGATGTCGTACACGCCATCCTTGTCCTTTAGCAGGTCGATAGCAAGGCTATATGCGTACTTAACTAGATGCTCAGTATCAATATCCTTCACGTCTTCTTTATTGAGGAATTTAGCAATCGTGCATCCATGGTCGCTAACAACCTGATTCATCGCAACGTACAAAGCGTAATCATTGTAGTAAGGTTTTTCCTCTGTTACAAGTCCTAGCCCATTCATTGCTTTGAGCCACGTCTGCATATCCCAGGTTGCCGGTGGGTTCATTCCGTCCACAATCTCAGAAGCTTCCTTCTTGGTGAGATAATTCTTCCATTTTATTGCGCACAGCTTATCAAGATACTCTTGCGCCAGCTCTGGGTGCTTCGCTGACATATCCTTCATCATGCAGCGCATCGTGTCTCCAAATGTGTGCATATACTTCACGTTTGTTGATGATGCCATCATTCCGTACAGCTCATCAAACTTACTCATAATGTCTTTTGTTTCCATATTATATTGAATTGTGTTTGTTATGATTCTGCTGTTAGCAGATTCTTAAGCTCCTCAAAGTCTTCCTTTGCGAAGCTGATACTCTTCTTACTGCCGAACAAAATTGTAGTTACGATGTTGTCGGGCAAGTCGATTGTGATAGCACCGCCATCTATACGACCTTTAATAAAACCAAGATCAAACTCGTAGTTGCTCATATTCTCTAGCATCTGCATGAGGTCTGAGAATATGGTATCGGCATCAATGTTTCCGTCCTCATCAGCAATAAATAGGGTAGCGTTGTCAATGCTCTTGCCCCAACTATCCTTGTGTTTGGCGATGATGTTATGTGAAGCTCGCTTCATATACACGGAAGGAATAGCCAATGCAGGGTTCTCCTTCACCATATCGCTAATTCTTGCGTCTGCCCACAAATCAAGCGATGTAAGCAGTTTCTCTTTTAGTTCAGTTACATTCATTTCTTGGTTTCTCCTTTATGTGTTTTAGTGTACCAAGCAAGATACTCTTGCCAAGTCTTGTCGCTGTGGTTAGTCATATAATCGTTGAGCATAGCAGATTTTTGTTCCTCTGCCTGTGCCACCTCCTTTCTCAGTCGTTGCATTAAAGACAGATGTTTCTTCAATGCTTCCTGTCCTTGCTGAGTGTTCTCAATACGAGGGCGTATGATACGCAATTCCTCATCTTGAACTAGCTTAGACACATATTGCAAGCTATTGACATATTCCTGATTCTGCATCAAGTACTGACGTTGTGCGCCAGTCAGATTGTCCTCAATCTTGTCAATTTCATCCCATAAAGGGGTGGCGGATTGCTGCGCTTGCATGTTGATAGATGCTCGCTTTTGTTGTATCGCTTCGTACATTTTCTGTAGCTCGGCATCCATCATCTGCGGCTGTTGCTGACTTGTGCCCATATCCAATAATGGGCTGTTTCCAAAATTCATCATAACAATTAATATCTTTAAAGTTGGTGATATATTATAGAGAGGTGAGAGGGCATCCACCAACGAGGGCAAACACCCCTCACCAACTCATTTTTTCTTAGTCTTTTTTACGGACTTTCTTGCTCTGTTACGCTCCTGTAGTGGGCGTGGAAGGAGCAGTGCTGTTACAGCAATAGCTGCCGTAGCCCGAAATTACTGGCGTAGATGGGAGTACCAACTGACCACGCAAGCAATTGCAGGTCTTCTCGTTAACGTAAGCCATCATAAGCTTCTCCTTGTAAGGAGTGAGGGCTTCCATAACGGCTACCTTCTTGTCGAGGTCGCTATACTTAGCCTGTAGTGCGTCATACTGGTCTCTCTGATTCTTGTATAAACCAAAGTCTGCATCAATCTGAGACTTGTAAAGACCGAACTCAGCCTGCATTGCACGGCGGTTCTCAGCGTTGATAGCATCGTTAGCACCCTTATACAGAGAACTTCTCTGCGATGTCAGTTTCACGCATAGCGTAGAACTTGTTAGCGGTGTCGAGCTTCAAACCGAACATGTCGGTAAGCAGCTTAACCTCATCAGCGCATTCCTTCTCCATTACCTGCAAGGCAGTTGGCTGATTAGCATTCGCATTCGCGCCATAACCGTAAGCGTTGATGTTAACGTTCTCAGGCATATTGCCGCCGAGTGAACCAAACACACTGCGATTACCTCCAAATAACCAAGCACCAGCACCGAGTGCCGTGCCAATGATACCAAGGGTAAGACCAGCATTTCCTGTTGCCTTAGAAGCATAATCATCGTGCTTCTTTCCCTCTTCGTAGATTTTCTTCTCTACGACCTTTGCATCTGTCATTTCCATAATACAATCTTTTGAAATCCTTAATATTTAACTAACACTATTTGTAACGTTACGTGTGCAAAGTTAGAAAATTGTTTTGAAATAAGCTATAAGGCTATCATAGTTTTCGTTAGTGGCTCTAAATCAGTGGTTTATGGTGATAGTAGGTAGACTCATTTTTAATCCTCTTAGAACGGAAGAATTTACTTTGCAAACAAAAAGGGCGACCGCTCATCACGAGTAGTCGCCCTAGTTATCCAAAATAAATCTCAAAACCTTAATTAAACAACTTTTCTAAGATTCTTTCTTTTTCTTCCTTGATATATATAGTAAGTACATAACTATGAGTATAAAGCAGAACCAAAACATCTGCCCCGTTTTTAAGAATATCTTCTGCATACTTGACAGAGATTTCTCTTTTATAGAAGGAGCGTCAATCTTATAGAACTGAGAGGTACCAATCTTTGATAAGGAGTCACATCTTCCTCTGTAATATATAAAGCTATCTTTGTATGCTTTATATGTACTGATGGTATCGAGGAGCATTCTTCGTTCCTTTTCAAATAAATAGTGACTCTCGTAATGAAAACGATCTTCACCAATCTTATTCCCTTGCGCATCATATCGGGTTGCTGTGCTATCTTTTACATAGCTGCTATCTTTGGTAGCCTTTTCTGTTTCTCGCTTTTGGATATGTTGCCATTGCTCGAAGGCATAAGACAATCGGGTAGTGAAGAGGGAATCGAACTTTTTTTCACTCTGCTTGTCTGTGATGAAGGTTTGTGTAGTTACTGCTCTAGGAGTACTGCACCCTAAGACAGAAACAAGCGCAAGACCTACCACTAGGGTAATGGTTGCCCATTTCCAAAATCTTATATCATACCATTTCATCATTTATTCAATTTTAGATTACCATACGTAATGTAGCTAAGTCTGCGAAGCCACCCTTTAAGAAAACCTTTCTGGTCACCGACTGCGATTCTCTTTAGATAAGCTTTTCTATCCTTCTTGAAGGCTTCGAATAGTCTTTCTCCATTGGATTTATTAATGGCATACAGCGTCTTATTACCGATAATACCATCTGCTGTGATACCTAATACAAGTTGTAGATGTTTTACAGCTTTACTAACTCCGCTGTTATAAGCAAAGTCTACCAGCATATTGGCTACGCTCTGATCTTGGATTTGGTCCGCTTTGCAAGCGTTCCAATAGTTCTGCTTAAAAACTCGATGAAAGTCTTCCTCAGTAAGGCGTTTCACGTCTTCTTCGTTAAGAACACCATCACCATTCTTGTCGTACCCGACTCTTCTCCAGGTAGCAAGGGTAATGCCATATTTTGTTGGACCGCCCTTATCTTTCTTGTTATTTGTATATTTGTCCGTTTCCCAACTGAGGATAAACGGAACAAGTTTACTAGAATCAGCCATGTTTACTTCTCCTCCTCGCTATAATCATTTCTTTGAATAATGCAGCCAAATACAATAATGCTTACTATAATAGCTGCCACCATAATAATCGCTAACATCATATCTTTTCCTCCTTTTCCGTGTAATTTAGATAGTCTGACAAATATGGAATCTTCTCGATAAATTTGAAGCGCATGAGATAATAGAGGAAACTCACTACATACCAAGGAGGGGTACCCTTCTTGAATATCTGTTTCAAGTTCTTCAGAATATTGCATCCGTAGAACCACAATACTAGATACGAGATAAAAGAAACACATTGAACGGAACCTTCCATTTGTCCTTTGAATCGCCCGATTGCATATACTGCTGCACAAAGGACGAAGAACACGGTAGCGTGACCGATGCACACAACTGCTTTCTTCAACTCGAAGTTCTCTCCTTTTGCAATCATGCCACTAAGATAACCGAAAATAAAGTTGAGGGTGAAGACGATCATAAGCGAAGACAACTCGCCTTCAATCGGTTTAAGATAGGCGAGGAGTGCAAGAACTACGCCTACAACAATATCTTTAATTCTATCTGCCATACTATAACTATTTGATGATTAAACAATAACGCTGCAAATATACAACAAAATATTTAATCATCAAATAGATTTCACGAAAAAGTGCAAAACTTTATTCTAACATATAAAAAAGAGAGGCAATCACTTACCTCTCTTACTCAACTTGTAAGGAACACTTACATGTTCAACTATTAGGATAGAAGTAGAAACAAAATTCCCCTATACCACGCCAATAGTATAGGGGAAATATCACATTCCTACTCGGAAAAGTGAAGCAATAATTACGAAACCACCAAATTTTTCGTCATTAATCTGTTAGATATAGATACAATCCTTCCCCGAACCACATTATCAATATCATAGTTGATGATGTCACCCAAGCCATGAAGAACTTGTCTATCGTTTTATACTTATAGGAAAGATGCAAATAAGCAATGAACGTGCTGTTGATGATTACCAGTATCGCTACTATAATCAAAGTACAAAACATATAATCCATACTCATACATGCTCGCTTATCCGTGTTGCGATAGGGCTTATTAATACGTTATGATTTTCTCTTGCTCTTGATAAAGTGCAGAATATCCCACTTCTTCCAATATCGGGTGTGCCCACGTTTCTTGCACTCGCCATTCGGAATGTCACCCCTAGCCACCATACGATTGAGTGTAGCATCAGAAACGTGCAATTTTTCCTTGACCTCCTCGGTGCTCATCATCGGGTTAAGCATATCGGGGATGATGTCACACAATCTATCCAGGTCATCATCGCTCATTCCGCAAGCGGTGACCTTCTCACCATTTCTCTGTTGCTCGTCTGCCTTGAAACAAGCATCACTGAGCGACTTTAAAGCCGTGCCGAGTATCTTATAATTCAATATCTTTCCCATATCTTATGCACAAATTTTACGTCCTAGTTTCGTATCATTAACAAACATTCTAGCAAAGCTATACAAATAGAATATAGTTGTCACGACCATGACAGTAAAGCAGGAATCCACCATATCTTTAGTTGTGTACCAACTCCACTCTACAATATGAGCCGCATTGATGCCTAAGTAGTACATAAATGGAATGCGATACCACTGGCACAAGAAGAAAAATCTACTTGCCAGTATCGTCACCATCGGCAGGACGTAAACCATGAAATAAATAAAGATATAGCAAGGCATATTTTCATTATATGGGATAAACATCTCACGTGGATGCTGAGAGAACTCCCAAATGCCGTATGCGTGGAAGAACATAATAATGATAGGCACATACTTGCAGAACCAGCGGAAGAACTTTAATATTCTCCTGCTATACCGATTACCATGCTTCTTAAGCATATCCATCAGCTCCGTCACATCAATGTCCTTTATCAACCGTTGGACTTCGGCTTCTTGTTCTAGTGTCATATTAATAAACCTCCTTTTGTCTATAGCTAATTGTTCATAATTCATTGATTTAAATTAAATGATGTTGCAAAGTTACACTCTTTTGCACAAAACCAGCGGAAATGAGAATATTTCTGTGTTAAACTTTATAAAAAGTAACAATCTGAAAGTAGATGGCTACAAAAATAGCGTTAGAACGGCTTTCTTGCCAAATTCTAACGCTATCAGTGTTTATCCTATCACAACATCAAGGGTCTCCATATCAGCGAACTTCAAGCCGCAATCTTTCGCTGCCTTGAACAACTCCTTCTCGTCAACTGCCTCGATGGCTACCTCTACCTCCTTGTCGGCAAGTTCCTTGAAGTACTTCTCGGTCTTCTGCTTCTGATTGAAGAAGTACTCATTGACCTCAGCGAACTTGGCTGAATCGTCCTTGGTGTATTCGTAGCCCTCATTGGCGTGCTTCTGCTCCAACTGCTGGCACTCCTGAAGCTTGCGCTGCATCTCCTCGAACTTATCGTCCTTCAGGCTCTCCTGCGCTTCCTTCACATCCTTGTCGTAGGTATCGGCTACTTGGCGCAGTGCCTTCATATTCTTCCAAACTCGCATAGCGGCATCATCGCTCATTGATGATGTCTTCAATGCTTTCAACGTTCTGTAGGCATCAACTGCCTCAATTGTCTTAATCTTTTTCATAATTGTTTCTTTATTTTTATGTTATACAATATTCTTCGCCAGATTGCTATAGCAGAATACCTTTCCTATTAACAGTGCAAAGTTAAGAAAATAATTCCGAATAGCAATGCAGGAGGAGTAAAATTTACGAATTTTAAAAATCAGTTTCCCCACGTTGGGTAATCACTAGGTCGCAACGTATCTGCTTTCTCGGTGAGAACGTAAACCACAAATACATTTCTAGCATATTTGTTATATTAAGAACATCTACGTTTTAATGCATAATATAACTACCTCCTGGAGGAACTTGTTTCCATCCACCATCTATATTAATTTCAAAAGATAATTGACACATTTGTCCATAATAACCTCCTTCATAAACATTATCAAATCTTATATATATATCAATATAATCTGTTCTATCACCTTCAGGAATAGTTACAGAACCTGTACTTTGACCAGAGCTATTAGATACATAACCTCTTCCGTATGTTGTCTTATTGTTACCATACTTACAAACACTTCTAAATATACCATCAGTAATTGTAATTGTAGCATCAGGAAGTTTATATATTCTAGCTTTACAAATACAACTAGCACCAACTAATTCTCTCAACGATGAGAAATCAACAAAACCACTAGAACCACTTTTAATACTTTCCATATTAATTTGTCTAGGATAATATTTAAAAGTAATAGCACCCGGCAAAGATATAAAAATTATTTTGGTATTATCATATAAAGTTGCATTACGAGTATATGCTAAAAAAGGCACAATATCAATATCTTTATCTCCACTACCTATATCAAAAGTTATTTCTCTACCAGCATATATATAATCTGTTGGTTTTTTGCAATTGCCAACATAATAATTTTTATAAATCTTATCAGTAGTATTATATGGTGAATTATAACGAATTTGAATCCAAAAAGACCAAGCTAAAGATAAATCAGTTATTATATCATCCATAGTAAGATTTGTGTTATTATCCACATGTGTATCCATATATAATACACAATTAAATTTACGAATTGAAGAATAATAAACTTCAACGTTATGAAATTGAGGAAGAGAAGTCAGAAATCTATTGCTTGTTGCTTTACTATTATAATTTCTAAAATCACTTAATCTATAAGGAGAATTAGCACCACCTTTTGGAAAATGTTTTCCTGATACACTTGTACTTGTGTTATCACTAATATAACCATTATAACCATATACATTATCTTTATAAAGGTTGTTACAAGCTTTAATTGCAAAACCTTCTCCTCCATAATTATTACGTAAGTTCTTATAAGTGTCCATAGGTATATTCATACCACAACGAACAACACAAGTGAATTTACTATATGAAGATGTTACTATTTCCTCAGAGTCTTCTCTAATAGGATATTCTTTAAATTCACCTTTACAACTAATAGGTTTATACTTACTCCATATATTTATATTTTCACTCTTACAAAGAGTAGCAAGGTCATTGCTACTCTCTCCAAGAGCTCGTTTAACATCATCAATGCTAACAGGAGCACTAATAATTCCAGTTTCACTATTGTAAGACATAATCTTTATTTTTTTAATATTCAACTTTAGTTTCTAATTCTGTTACAACTTCTTTAGTAACAACTCGCTCTACTGTTACATTACTTAAAACACTAGGCAAGGCAGCTCTATAAGAGCCACCCTGCGTTAATGCTCACGATACTTACTCTGCTGCCTCGCTTGCCATATTAGCGGCGATAGCGGAATTAACCTCCTTAATCAATGCTGATACCTCACTGAGCTTGCTCTGAGGGATGCCGCTGATGTTGTAGGTCAGCTCGCTGCCGTTGGAGCTGGCGTTCGCATTGCCGAGATAGTTACCATTTGCATCACCATAGATACTCATATTGATGCTGTCGATGTTGCCACCAGTCTTGTCAACATTGTAGGTAATTTCTACTCGATAGCCACCCTTGGTGTAAGTGGCGGTTGTCTGTTCACTCTTCTTGTTAATCTTTAAATTCTCCATTTTCTAATCTAATTTAATAAATTAATATTCTTGTTATCTAATCTCTTCTTGTTATTGCCGTCCTGCTTTACACTCAATCGCTGAACCTCTGATTCGAGGAAGATAACCCGAGCCTTCAACCTGCTGACCTCATCGCCCACCTGTTCGATTGCACCGAATGCCGTTGCAATCAGCTTCGGAGACCAGTAGTTAATCTTGTAGTAGCCCTTCTCGTCAGTCTCCACGATGTCCTTTAACTGAGGGTTGTGCAATACATGCTGTGCAATCCAGCCGATAGACCTTGTGTTGTCCTTCTTCCAAGCGAAGCCATAAGTGCCACCCATCGCCTTGATGATACCAAAGTAGTCCAGCTTCCGCAAATCCTGCTTCAAGCGGATGTCAGAAGATTGATAAGCTGTAACTCCACCTTTAGCAAGAATGCTATTAGGGAAATAAGTATTCATATTATAATCAAAGTTATATATATGACCTGTATGACCCATAAATCTATCAGTAGGAAATGAATACTTAGTAAAAGCAAATATTCGTATTCTATTTATTGAAGCATTTCGTAATGCAGTAGTATTTTGGTCATGTTTAAATTTAAAACGAATATATCTTCTATTATCGTTTCCTACAGGAACACCTTCGTTACCATTAGATAGATTTATATAATTAAATTGATTCCATCCAGTCATAAGTTTAGTAAAAGTATTAGTTATAACACCATTACTATTTATAAATTCTACAGTACAAATAGTATTAATACCATTTGACATATAAACACTAGCAAAATAAATTTGAGAATAACATTTATTACGAAGATCAAATGTAAACATTGATTGGTTCTTTTTTACTTGAGCTAATTTCTCAGCATCATTATTACCAGTAATAACATTATTACCTAAATTAATACTATAGTTTTCTGGAACATTAGCATATAGTTCAAATTTATTATTATCTGACATTTCATATTTAGTCCAATTAGTACCATTATCATTAGAATAATGTATATCTACATTTGTAACGGGTATACTATCAGTAATAGCAGTAATTCCAGAACATAAAGCATCAGCTGAAACATAACAACTCGCTCCTTTATTATTAACTTCATAATTTGCAGGTAATATACCTTTATTATTTATTAAACCGTTAACTGATAAATTACCAGCAATAACAGCATTTTTACTAACACTAATACTATCACAACTAATAACATCATTAACAGTAAGACTTTTAAACGTAGCACTACCATATTGTGTTATGCTCCAATAACTACTATTTACTTGACTACACATGTCTTGAACTTTCACCCAATTAGTATTATTACCATTACCTAAATATAAATCACCACCACTACCTCCAATTCTAACTCCACTATCAGGAGTTATAGTTGTAATACCTGGAAATTTAAGTGTACCATTACGTTGTGCACTATTAGCCTCAAACACAGAACCATCAGCTATACCAAGATAAATAGTTTTATTAGAATGAGTATATTTAAGTCCAGCCCATTGATTCCAATCCCAAGCAGTTTCACCAAAACGAATAGCCGCACCTGTGTTGAAAATAACTTGCGCATCAATGGCACTAATAGGAGTTAACTTGTTGCCAATCTTAAGCGCACCATTCTGCAAGGTGGTACTGATGGTGTTGCTTGCGCTGATGGTGGTCGCACCGCTCAAAGCACCGCTCACGTTAGCCCTTCCGTTGAACGACTGTCCCCAGATGGTTCTTGCCGTTACAAGTTGGTCTGCTTTATTCACGATGCCAATTCTCGTAGCACCATCAAGCAAGGTGTAAGGGCTATCCCCTGTGGTTGCTGGCAAGCTTTGAGCCGCAGAGAACGATATATTTGTCACCAAAGTTCCTTGGCTTGTGAAATCGGCAGACGTGCGTCCTGTCTTCTTGATGATTGTGTAAGACAGACTTCCATATTGACGTTGGCAATTTCCCCAAAGTTGAACATTGCCAGTTGCATTGTTGTAGTACACACGCAACCTTGAAGACATGTTTCCAACCAACTCACGCAAGGATATGATAAAGTTGTATGCCCCAGAGTCCTTCGCTCCATTCTGACGGATTCTCAACACGACAACCGAAAAGGTATCGTTAAATCCGTTGGAGAAGAGGAACGTGAAATTTCTATCATCATATTGGTTGCCTGTGACGGTAATGTCAAACAACTTCGCCCAATAGTGGGAAAGGCTTGCGGTGTTGCTGTTTACCGCTCCCGACCATACGATGTTGTTTTTGTGCCAACCATCGAGCAAATCCGCATTGAGGTTTGTCCATTGTGCGGTAGTCGAAGCTATGTGATTCGAGCCGTTGTAACCGAATTGCATACCTCCCTTGCCGAACTTCACCATTCCTGCGTTGTTGTTGCCAACGCCCATCAAGCCGATAGTGTTGCCAATGTTACAATCACCTATGTAGCAATCATCGCCAATGCGCAATCCATTGTAAGCACCATTCAATGCGCTTGCCACAATCTTAAGCTGACCTGTGAGCGTTCCACCTGTCAAAGGCAAGTACTTTGCGGCGATGGCATCCACCTGTGACTTCGTATAAGCATCAGTAATGCCATACCCACTTATCGTTGTCGGCTTGCTTGTGAGTTCTGAGAAGGCAAGGCTGTTCTTGATTGCAAACGAGCCGAAAGCACCCTTGTTGCAATAGGCGAGGTTTGAACTAGTGCCACTATATGCTCCGTTCCAGTAAGCTATGAAGCTCATGTCAGGAATGATGTTGCCATCGATCGATGCGTTAGTCCATCCCGAAGTGCCCACCGCAGAAAGGCTCTTCTTCGTGTAGCTCTTGGTGTAGGTGATGGCTGTTCCACTGGTGGATATGCCAGTCACGAACACATTGCTTCCACTTGGCTGAGTAACCGAGCGCAAGCCATCCGTAATGCCAAATCCCGACAAAGTGGTTGGCTTGTTGGTGATATAGCTCCACGCAAGGTTTCCTTGGAACGCCGTGAGTGCCTTGATGTGTGGAGCGATGAAGTAAGCATCGCCTTGGTTCGTAACGAAAGAAAGGCTTACACCTGCTCCTATAGTGTCATGGTCAGTATAAACCAATGCAGCCGATTGAACGCCACTTGCATCAGGGTTATCGCTAGTTGAGAAAACCAATTGCGGACCGCCATCGCCATAGGACAGCTTTCCAGCCGACTTGATGTAGTTTGCATCGTTGCCATAGGTAGTTCCATAAATCACCAAGCGATTCTGCTCTGCCTTGTAACTTGTGTTGACGGTGACACTAGCCTTTGACAACTTCAAGATGTTGTCTATCTTGGTGATTCCTGTCAAGGCTTGCTCGGCACTGCTGCCCTGCACCTGTGTCGTTCCCACATAATGAGTATGGTTAGACAAGCTGAAAGAACTACCCTTCGTCAAGGTCAAGGTATGCCCACTGATAGATGCGGTTGTTATCGCATTCCCAGAACCTGTTACGCTAACGGCATTCACACCGTCTGTGATACCATATCCGCTGAGACTTGTTGGCTTAGAGGTCAAACTTGCAAAAGTATGTGTATGCCCATTGAGCGAGAATGTAGAGCCTTTTGTGAAGGTGATGGTCTTGCCGCTCTTTGTAACGGCAGTAACGGCATTTCCACTTCCGCTAACTGCTATCGCATTCACGTAACCATCGAGCGATTGGTGTGCGGTAAGGTAGTTTCCCTTCGGTTGATACAAGCTGGCAGCGTCAGTCTTAGTAAGGTAGCTCGCAAGGCTCTGATGTGAAGTCAAGAACGTTGTTCCCTTTGTCACGATGATAGTCGTTCCACTCTTACTGATGGCTGTCACTGCGTTTCCACTACCGCTAACACTAACGTTCATAGCCGAGCCTCCTTCTAGGCTGGAGATACGAGAATCAAGAGCCTTGATGGAGTAGGCAGAGGCAATCTCACTCAGCGATTCTGATGTAAGCTTCAAGGCATTTGAATAACTCTTCACACTGCCGTTCAAGCCGCCACCACCGCCCGTGGTAGATGCTCCTGCTCCGTATGCCGTGATACCACCTGTGGCATAGAGATTACCATCAATCTTGATAGCCTTGTTTGTGGAATCATACGTGAGCTTAATGCCATGGAAGGAGATTGTGCCCTCGAATGTAGCATCGCCCGATACGCCAAGTTTAGAGAATGGAGCGTTTGGCTTCAAAGACACAAGGTCAGCAACGCTCGTTCCTGCACTTCCTTCCTTCCAAGTCGGCTCGAAGAAGGTGAGGTATGCGCCAAGATTCTTCTCACTGATGATAAACGATGTCGGGTCTGCGTGAACCTTTCCGCTCACATCCCACCAGATAGCACCATTGGCAAGATAACCCGAGCCATCGAAGCGGATGAGGGAGGTTGCAGGGGTAAGATTTCCGCTATTATAGTCCTTATCCACCATCTGACCGCCCCACCATGTTGCGATACTCTTCTTTCCTCTATTCGGGTCTATTGCTCCGTTGATACCGCTCTGAACGTTTCCGTCTCCGTCTCTCAGCGCAAGGAGCGTTGTCATTACAAGACCACCGTCAACATATGTAGTCTGACCGAGCGCATCCTTGAGATACTTGTAACCTGCGAGGTCTGTGATATTCTGCTTCAAGTCACCATATATCTTGCTAGTGATATAGGCATTAGCCAAACCAAGTTTGTCATAGAATGCGCTGTATGCGGACTGAAAGTTGGTGAACTTCGTTCCCACGGCAGAGACGATAGCAGCCTTGCCGTTAGTATCAGCCTTATTGTAATTTGTAGATATATCTGAGAGATACGTAACGAGTTCCGTCTTGGCAGTAGAGAGAGTAGTGAAAGCAGTATTAAGGTCGGTGAGTTCTTTTGTACTCTTTAACACCTCTGCTCCCTTCACTTCATTGTACGACTTCTCGGCAGCTGCGAAAGCATCTTCAAGTCGCTTGGAATCCTGCGCCATTGCAGCAATCTCAGAAGGCTCTAGGTAGCCATCTTTGACGTAGCTGTCGAACGTCTTTTTATTTTCGGTAACAGTCGTTCCGAGGGCGTTCAAGTTGCTCTGTGTCGTCTTAATCTCTTCTTGCGCCTTCTCAGCAGCTTTCTTGGCTTCCTCTGCCTTCGTGTCATCGGTATACTTGCTAGCCAATTTCCAATCGGCAATATCGAACTTTTCGCCTTCTGCCTTGGCGGTGGAACACTTCAAGATTTCGTTCTTGTAAGTGCTACCATCGTTCGGATAGGTTGCGTTCACCCACATATCGTTCACATCGTATGGTGGAACTGGCTGAGAGCCGAAGATGCGTCTCTTGGTGTTGGCGGTAGCTTGCGCTCCATTAGCCTTCTTATCCGCAGCGGCTGCATCTTTGAGTGCTTGGCTTGAATCTTTGAGTGCCTTGGTCAGCTCCGTATCTGTGATGATAATCCACTCATAGGTAGAGCCATCCTTGGCAAAGCGGTATGCCTTGCCCGTCTTGTTGTCATAGTAGAGGTCTCCCAAGTGGGTTTTCTTATCATTGTCGGTCTTCCAACTGATGGCTGGAGCATTCTTCAAAGTAGGAACGCCGTCATAAAACCAAGTCTCAATAGCTCCGTCTATCTGGTTTTGAAGGTCGGTAATCGTATCCGATTTCTTGATAATGGTCTCAACGGCATTCTTATCCAAACTCTTGTCTGCGATATACTTATCCAAGGTTTTGCCATCATAGGTTGACTTAATATCCAAGTCTCCCTTGATGGTTACTTTCTTCGTCTCGCTATCAAACTTGACATAGGAATCACCCTCGTAGTTATTGGCACTAGTAGGTCGGTCTCCGAAGTACATATCTCCGTAGACGTGGAAGAAAGCCTTGTTATTCTGCTTATTCACACCATATTCCACGTACTCCCTATTGGCAAAGGAATAGCTGTTGATGCCGTGATAGAGGCTAATGGATGGCGAATAGGTATCTACCGCCGAGAAGATAAGGCAGTTCTGACGTTCCACATCGGTTCTATTACCGCACTGGTTGAGCACATCACCTTTAGCAGGAACATCGCTAGCCGTGGCGCAATCGGTATCGGAGAGGTCGATGTAATGATACTTCTTTCCTTCCAGCTCCACAGGGTCTTCATCACGACCGATTACCAATCGCCAATAGAAGTGATTGCCAGCCTTGTGATAAGTGCCCTTGCGAACGTTGAATGACTCTGAACGCACCTGGTCGCCAATAGCGAAATCATTATCCACGGCATCGCCTTCCTGCTCTGCTAAGAAATAGCAACGATAAGCCTTCTGTGACACATTATTGTATGTCACAGTAACCTCTTCTACCTTATGAGCCACCACACCGCCAGCAGGAGAGATTATCTCCTTACCACCGATGGTGGATGTTTTATTGATGACCAGCTCCTCGAAGATAGCCTTCATTCTTACCTCCAAGTAATCTGTGATGAGGTGTGAACGACCTTCTGCATCTGGAGTCCACGAGCCTCCGTTCTCATTGTTGGAGTTACCGATAAGCAAACCACTTATAAGCTTCTGCACCTTCTCCCAAGTGATTGTGCTCTTTGCGGTGTTATCCTGCAGCCTAGATACAAACTCCATCCTAGAGCGTCTAGCAGAATAAACGTTACTATCGGATGCAGGAGTGGTATCGTTCATGCCAATTACATAGACACCTCCACCATTACCGCTTCCTGTGCCGCCTATCTGCATTCCATTCACCTTGATGGAATCAACCTTGTCTTCCAACTTACCCAACCGGCTTGTTGCAGCCTTTTCGCCTACAGTGTACTGAGGGTGGTCGTAGGGTATGTCCAAAGGTATCTCCATTCCGATGATACGAGAGTTTCGGTAGTGCTTACCATCCGCGTCCACCTGCGCAAACATATCATTAATCAGCTTTACCTGTTCACCGAGAGGATGGTAATCGTATATCCCATCATTGTAGAACTTATCGCCATCCATCGTGCAGGTGAAGTTTGAGTTGCTGATCATGGTCTTCTGATAGTACTGCTTCGCTCTATCGAACAGAGATAACTGAGCAGTAGGGATGAGGTCCGTATCTGTAATCTTGGTTGCGTCCCAATTGAACAGGAAGTACTTATCACCTACCTTCGGGCACATAACGCCATCGGGAAGAGTTCTTCCGTAAGTGTCATTAGCAACAATCTCAAAGTAGTTAACCTTGTCAATAACCTTGAAACTGACTTCGAACTCCATACCCATAAGAGCACCGCTAGTGAACTTGATACCTAGAGTGAGGTTGCTCTTTATCCAACTAGCTTCAAAGCTTTCAGCGAAGGAGTCCGTTGAACCAATCTGCCAAAACGTCTGTGTAGTCTTAGTTCCATCATCGTTATCAACAGTGCTATCGTAGGTCTTGATTCTGCTCACCCTGCATTCAACCTTCGGGTATTCGTCCTCGAACATCACGACACCTTCGATAGCCTGCTTATCGTTCTTTACGACATTCACGTTCTCCAGGTAGCCATCCTTTGCGTAGAAACCATCACTATCCACCTCCTTGTTTGGAAGCATGAGGTAATCAGTAGCAACACCATCGGTGGTGACGTCCGCATCGGCACCAGTGAAATATCCCTTCGGAATATTTCTGTCTGAGCCGAATGCGTACAGTCTTGTGATATAAGTTGACTTGGATTCCGAATAGGACATAGACAGAACATTAACATCCTGTTCGAATGTTGTCTGCCCTTCCATTTCGCAATATCCAAGGTATATAATAGAGCCATCTATCCACCACTCGCAGTTGAGCGCATCTTCGGAACAGATGGCGTTGAGAGCATCAAGAATACTGATGGAGCCGTACTCGATCAAGAATCTCTTCTGAACATCGAAAGCCTTGTTGTTGTAAGTAGTGTAGTCAACAGAGAACTCCTTGCCATTGTACGTAAGACCTAGCGCCTTGAGGTTGCCGAGTATAACGTTCATGTGTACGCCTACCGTTGTGGTAAGGCTGAAGGAGGTCTCGTTGGCTCCGTGCTGAGGGCGATACTTGCAAAGCTTATTCTTCCAAGACATATAGTAGGCATCCATCTGCATTTCGTAGTCATAGCCATCACTATCATTGTGCTTAGGGAAGTATGATGATGTAAGCTCAAAGTAGCCGAAGTCGGGAATCTCCACGGAGTCCCCAATCTCGAAATAGATAGGAGTTGCCGTAGTGAACTTCAAGATGATGTAGTGGTGGTCCATAAGCTGATACGACAGCTTAGAACCCTCACCGAAGTCCTCTAATGTGAAGAATACCTTATTATTTCTCTTTATCTGAATCATTTGCTTGTATATATTTACTTGTTTCACCTCTGTCACTAGGGTCTGGCTCGTTGAGTTTTAGGCTGAACTTTGCCATTTCCTGAATGAACTGACTGAATTGTGTGCAGGAGAGATAGATGCACCGATACCACACATTAGGCTGGAATCGGGTGCGGATAACCAACTCTCCCTTGGCAAGAACCTCCTCGCAGAACCTAGCATAGTTCATCATGAACGTATCTGAGTCCTTGGCGGTCATATTGAACGGCAGCGTTATCTCCCTCTCGTCCAACCTTGGATTGTGCTTGATAACCGACTTTCCGTCCTTTGAGCGATACTTATTGCTGATGAACTCCTTGTTCGGTGCAGGAGTCATAAGCGCACTGAGGGCGGTTTCGTCTAAGAAGATGCCCCACGTAAGATAGGCATCCTTGCCATTGATATAAAGTTGACCTTTAAGCATAACTATTTAATCATTAAATAACCTCGTAGGCTTCGCTGTGAGCCGCTTTTGCTATTGTTGAGTATAGTTGTAAGGGTTGACAAGCGAAAAGCCTATAGAGGTCAAATATCCTTTAATCTTCTGTTCATGTCATCCAGCTTTGTTCCGAAGTCATTATATGTGAGCTTTGAATACTTCACGATGTCTTCGAGATAGCTGTTTGTCATAATCATCATGTTTCTTATCTCCAATACCGCGCCATTGGTTGAGATTCCGAGTGTAACGATGCTCTCCATCTGAGATATGGTGGTAGTCATGTTCTGAGCGATGGACTCTCCTGCAATCTGCAGGGCGGTGAAGCGACCATTCAGCTCGTCTGCGGTATCTTGCCCCATAGATGCCCATCCTCCGCTTGTTGCGGTCTGTGATGAGGATGATGAACCGGTGTAGCCAGTTACCTTTGCCCAATCATCACGCCTCTTCAAGCCTTCCTGGACTATATCATCGTAACGCTTATTGAATGCGTCTATGTCGATTTTCGATGAATCTCCATTTGCAGCATCTATTGCATCTGCCCAATCCTCATAGAGTTTTTTCAATTTCCCATTCATGAGGTCTTCCATCGAGTAGGAGAGAAGAGCTTTCTGCATCATTTCTGCGAAATCATCAGAGAAGTCCTGCGCAGACTTGCTCATATCCATGAGGTTACTGATGAAGTTATCCTTCATGCTATCAAAGGAAATCTGAGTAATAGACTCGCGCCATTGCTCAGTCAGCTCATCAAGATTACCTGCAAGGTCAGCATAATCTTCAAGTTTGTCAAGAACCGACTCTCCGTAAGCAGAACGTCCTTTATAGTGCTTACCTGTTCCTCTGATCTTATCAACCAAATCTTGGTATGAAAGCAACTTCTTCATTTCCTCTGGTGTGAGGGTGGTAATATCACCATTGAAGTCACTCTTCACGTTCTGTCTGATTTTAGCCAACTGCTCATTACTGAACCCGCTCCAATAACTACTCCATGAGTGGTGCGAACCATGATAACTCATCTGTTGCTTCGCAATCTCCATGACGTTGTGATTGTAAGTCTCCTGCTGCCGCTTGGCTTCCTTGTAAGCATTGGTGGATTCCTTACCATACGTTCCTGTCATGGTATCTTTCAACTTGTCGATGGACTTCTGTAATCTCTCGTTGGAAGAAGTGAGGTTGTTAATAGCTTCCTGTACTTTCTTTGAATTTCCGTCTCCACCGAACAGACTATTGAAACCACCAAACGAAAGAGTGTTGAGTATATGAGAAACGTTGTTCCCGATACTCTTCAATGGCTTCATAACGATGTCACCCGATAAAGCATCATCAAGGATGCCCGTTACTGCGCCAAAGACTGTGTCCATGAGGTTGCTGATGAGTGTTCCGAAGCCATCTTTCAGAATATCAAGGATGCCGAGTATTGCGGAGATTATTTCTCCTGCCATACCGCTATCCCCTAAAGCTTTCGTCAGAGCCTTGGCTGCGTCGCTGTCTTTACCGAGTAACCCTTGGATTCCCTTTGCAAGCGTGTTGGCAACGTCCTTCTGCATGTTACCTCCGAAAAGCTTGTCAAGTCCTAGAATGGAGTTTCCTATGCCTTTGAGTGACCCCGATGTGAGACCCTGCAAACCATTTTCAAGCTGCTGGAACTGAGAAACTGCCTTCTGTGCAGATGTCTGTAAGTCTGATGATGCCTTCTGAACTGATGAACCGAACTCCAAAACGTTGTTAGATGCGGTAGCAAGTACGCCCTGCGCTCTAGAGAGGTTGCTTTCAGCCTTGCTGATACTTGTCTTGTCACCGCTCTTCTTAGCTTTGGCGAGGTCTTCCTGCGCCTTGGTGACGGCTTTCGTGGCTTCAATCTCTCGCTCTTGTGCGTCAATATAGCCCTGCATGGCTGACTGATAGGAGTTGATATCGTCAGAGACCTTCTTGAAAATGTCACTATCCCAGACGGTGGCAGAGCCTTGTAGCTTGGAGATAAGTTCCTGTATGGTCTTCTGTTCATTAACATCTGTGGTGCTCTTGGAGAGCTCTTGCAGCTTCTCAATGGTAGGCTCCAGTTGGTCCTTGAACATAGCGCCGAAGTCTCCGAAGACGCTTCCCCAATCGATGTTCTGTCTGATGGCATTTATCTCGATGGTTTGGAGGTCCTTCTTTCTCTGCTGCTGAAGAGAGAGCTTTTCACCCTGTGTCTGAGCCTTAGCAATCTTCTCCTCGTATTCCTCGGCAATGGCTTGCTTCTGCTGATAGAGAGAGCCATACTCCTTCAAGTAGTCGCGCATAGAGGTGAGGGCTTCCCTGTTAACCTCATCAAGCTTCTTGTTGTACTCTTGGGTAGCGAGGTCTCTAGCCTTATTGAGTGCATTGGACTGAGCAGAGGTAAGGGCTACTTTCTTGCCAGCTTCCTTGTTTTTCTTCTTGAACTCTGCTTCCTGCTTGTCAATCTCGGCTTTGCGCTTGGCATAGTCGTTCTTGATTTCAGCAATCTTCTTCTCCGTGCCTTCCTGCATGATGGATATATCATTGTCGATATTTTCCTGCTGCAGCTGCTTCAAATCCTCATTTAGTTCTTCCTGGGCCTTCTTGCGGTCTTCTGCCTGCTTCTTGGCATCGGCGGCTGCTTTCTTGGCTTTGGAAGCGTTCTTCTTGGCATTGGCTTCTGCCTCTTCCTTCTCACGCCGCTTCTTCTTAGCATCGTCTTCTGCCTTGGTCTGCTTAGTGTTCGCCGCATTGGTATAATCCCATCCTCGCTGGGCAATATCGTTGGTTGACATCCATTTACCATTGACCAGCGCACCAGACTTCTTGTTGTTTGCAAGGTCGCGTGCCAAAGCAGAGAAGTATTTACCTAAGCGTCCTAGCTCCGGAATATTCATATTCTGCATCCACGATGGTATCTTGGCATCGAAGTTGACGTGGAAGTTGATGTTGTTCTCGGAATAGTTCTGCATGAACTCCTTGACACGGTTGTAGAGAACGTGTACATCCTCGCCGGCACCCTGGAGTTGCTTCTGCAAAGCATTTATCCTGTTCTTGGTAGAGGTGGCCTTATTTCCGAAATCCTCTGTTGCATCTGCCGCCCGGTTGATATTATCTGCCTCTTCACTATGCAGCTTCTTTGCAGCTCGAAGCTCATAGAGATAACCAATCAATGCCTTCCTGGCATCGCTTGTCTTGTCTCCTGTAAAACCGAAAGCATTAGCAAGCTTTTCAGATTCGGATATCAAAGAAGCCTCTAACTGATTGTATTGCTTCAGATAGGTCTGATACTCCTTGGAGTTCTCATTCAAGCCAGCCATCTTCTGTGTTAGGTCATCAAACTGCTTGATAACCGAGTCAGATACGATGTTCTGTATGCCGACGGCTATACCGCTGCTAGAGGTTCCATAATCCTTCAACTTGCCCAAAAGGGCTTGCTGAGCGCTATCCACACGGTTGTTGTAGTCTTCGTTAGCCTTGGAGATTGCATTGGCTCTGTTGCGCTCTGTAGCCTCCAGCTTGATTTGCTCGACGAGTTCTTTAGATTTATCTATCTCCTGCTGCTTAACATCCACAAGGTTGCTCTCGTCTTCCTTGATCTTGTCAATAGCAATCCCGTAGTTGCCATAGATGTTTGACAGCTCCTTGATGGTGTCCTTGTAAACCTTAGAGCCTTCCTTGGCAGTCTTCAGAATGGAGACTAGCGACTCGACCTTGCTTGATGCTTCATTAGCACTCTCGGTAAACTTGGAGGTCTTGGTTGCTGCATCTTCAGCGCTATTGCCGAATAGATTGAACATCGTGACTCCAGCTGCTACTGCACCAAGAACCAGACCGAGAACATTTGAAGAAGAGACCATATTGAACAGAGCCATGGCATCTTTGGCGGTTGTGATAGACTTCGCTAAAGACAAGAATGCTTTCGCACTCTCCCAAGCTACCTGTGCCTTTGATATTGCTATCATCGCTATCACCGCAGCCTTGTATGCACCATACGCTGCAACAACAGTCATAAGTACCTTGCCTACCGTCTCCCAATTCTCAACGAGGGTGGAAACGACTCCCAATCCGGTATTGATAACACCCTCCTGGGATTTGCCGAGGTCATTGAACATCTGCTCAATGGCATCCTTAATGTTGCTTATCTGACCGGTAATAGTCTTAGACTGAGCTTCCATCAAGCCACCGAACTTGCTACCCTCGGCGGTCATACTCTGCATTGCCTGGATGAAGATGTCGCTGGTAACCTTGCCTGCCTTGATTTGCTTCTGGACCTCACCGATGGCATTATTCAAGTCCAACCCCATAACTTTTGCCAATTCGTCTGCGATAGGAATACCTCGGTTGAGGAACTGATACAGGTCCATCGTGTCCATCTTACCCTTGGCGATGGTAGTGCCGTAAAGCATCACAAGGTCTTTAAGGTTCATACCCATACCTGCTGCAACGTCTCCCAATCCGATAAGCGTCTTGTTGACATCCTCGGCTGCTACGTTGAACGCAAGAAGCTGCTTGGCTCCCTCTGTAACGTCTTCAACCCCGAAAGGTGTGACGGCTGCCGTGCGGATCAACTGCTTCATGAGAGCATCAGCTTTCTCCTCAGACTGCAACATCGTCTTGAATGCCATTTCTGTCTGCTGGAACTGACCGCGGACCTGCATCATCTGATTGACGAACTTGCCGATGCTCCAACCGCCAATGGCAATGTTCATGCTGTTCTGTATATTCGAGATTACATCGTCAATAGACTTTCCGTCCTTCTCAACCCTCTCGGCAGTCTGATGAACTGCGTTCTGAATGTCTCGAAAACCGGAAACGACCTTGGCTGTCTCGACTATTGTATCGAATTTAATGCTTGGCATAATGTTCTATTTTTCCTTGAATTTATACTCTGTTATAAAGAATCGCCGGGGAAACACCAAATGTGAGTGTTCGATATGGGAACTTTACGTGCGTGCGCAGGATGACTTCGGTTAAATCTCGGTCTCGGACTCTATCACCGCCTTCATGACCGCCTCCTTGTTGTTGCCATCGATGACCTCTTCCCCTGCTGCCGGTATATGGGCTTTCTTCCTCTCCTCGTCAGACAGATAGATTGAAGTAATCTTGTCTTTGAGCATGAGAGTCAGGTTGTTATACGATATTCCCCATACCACGTAATCGAAAGTCCATCCGTATCTTTCGCAAGCAGCATCTATGAGAGTTCCCCATATCGTCTTTCCTCCGAAGATAAAGCTATTCTCCGACTTCTTTGCTGCGTTGACCTTTGCCATACGCTTCGCTTCTTCTTCCATTCCTGTTTCTTTGGCTATTGTCTGGTATGAGTTAGCCTTAAGGATGATGATGAGGAGAGTGGCTATATCCTCGTTGGAGCATTCTTTGAAGATTAACTCCGTCTGCCTGCTTACGCATTTGGAGTCTAGTATTTCGTTCTTTGTATTGAGTGAGTGATATGCAATCAATCTGCAGCATGTCTCCCTTTTGGTGTTTGCAACTCGCAATGCTTCCAAGAATGGATCAGCTTGAAGTAACTCTTTGTCTAGCTCCAAGCTATCTACCAACTGCGACGTTAGGTACATCATGCCCAGTGTAGTAGGGTAGATGTTAACGTGAGCGTGCTCAGTATCAAAGCCTATCGGCATATCTGTGAGCGTATTCGATATAATGATTCCTAACTCTTCCATATCACTCGAATTTAAATTGTTGGCACCCAAGGCAGGACTCGAACCTGCGTCTTTCAACCAGCTTTTGAAGACCCTGGATTTTCATGCGACGGACTATTTGGTCTCGCTCTTCCCCTGAGCTACTTGGGTAGGTTGCCGGCTGATAACCCTCAGTCGGCGGAAGGGATATTAGAATATGCCTATTTCTCTGTGTAGGTCTCCGTGATTTCTGTAGGAGCAGTATCTCCGTCCTGCGGCTTCTTGAAAGTCAAGGCATACTTTCCACCTGTTCCCTTTGTGGCAGTAATGACACGCCAACGGTAAGCACAATAGACTTCCTCACTCTTCGAGTTGACAGTCTTAGCTACCACGTCTCCCTCTGGGATGAGAGCTGCGTGTGTATAAGTAACAAGAGCACCTTCTTCTGTAGAGAAAGCCTCTTCTGCACCAATTGTGGTGTTACCTAAGTAAACTCCAGGTACTTCCGGATCCTCTGGCTGAATAGCCAATCTGTAATTACCTTCAATAATGCCGTCAATTGTCTTGAAAGGCTGAGATTGGTTTTTCTTAATAAAGAGTTGATACGCAGCTTCATAGGTTGACTTCTTGGTCTTGCGGTCAACAGTACCGCCTCCCTCTTCCTTCTGCTCCATTGTGTCGCCCTTTGTAGGGGTCACATTCGTGGTTCCTTCCTTCGGTGTAGGAAGCTTATCCCATTCATTCTTAGTAGCACCTACCTTCTGAACAAAGATAGAACATTTTCCCCATGCTGTTACTGACATAATTTAATCATTTATGAGTTTATATTCAACTTGATTATTTATTACATGTTCTCCCGTGCTTGCTGCATATACCCTCTGCTCAATAGCGTGGGCTGCATACTCGCTCGTTCTGAACGTTTCCAAGAGATTCCAAGCCAGTTTGCAGATTTCGTCAACTCTGATAGTGTTCTCCTCGAACTGCCCATCTACATCCTGGTCTTGTATATATATATTTACATTTATAATCGCCGTTTGAAGCTGCGTTCCCTCATTAGCCAAGATGGAGATAACGACATCTTCCTTATGAGAATTATGCGGTCTCATCGTCTTTGATAGCTTGCCATTGACGTTGTTCATGAAACCGCTTTCGTTGATGTACCGGTAAACATCTGTCTTAATTGCTCCGTCTGATTTCATATCTTCCACTTGTTTATTTCATTAACTGCTGAGTCTATTGCTGTCTTCACACGCTGCTCTACAATGGATGTGGCCCATATCTTCGTTGAAGCGAGGACATCCTTGCTTTCCAAGGCTTCCACCTCTCCTGCGTATTCCATTCCGGCAACGACAACCAAAGCATAAACCCTGGAATATTCCTTTGCAAGGTCATTGATCATCTTCTTGCCCTTTACAGAGCCGTCTGTGCCACTGAGAACCTGCGAAAAGGCTGATTCCATATATTTACTTCCCTGCTCGTACACGGCGAAACCTATGGAGCTTCTTAGGTTGCCCGTATGGTCTATCCAGCTTTCCTTGGCAGACCTGTTACGGATTCTAACCACAGATTCGTCTCCTAGCTTGCTCAATGCCTTAAGCACATTCTCCTGTATCTTCCTTGCGGCTCTTTGTAGGAAGGCATCGAGAGCGGAAGCGCTGGTTGTCATTCTTATGCCCATATCTTACACTGGAGTTGATAACGATGAAATCCCTTGACCTTGATAATTACATCCTCAGCCCCTAAAATTTCTAGCTTGATAAAATCCCCATAAGAGAACTTTTCAATTCCTACGGGCAAGTTATGCACTTCGTAGGAGTAGTAATCAATAGAACCGTCAGATGTAACTAACTTGTTGGCCTCGCCAGCAGGAACTACATCACAAGTGCAGCAGAACTTCCACTCGGTCTTGCCCTGGTGATAATTTCCATCATCATCTGTATAGCCAGCTACCTTCTGCTGCCGGTATAGCTTTGAGGCATGAAAACTCAATAGACTCATCAGCAATTAATGTAAACTGTCGGCTTCGGAGTAAGTGAAACCTCCTCCTCGCCGATAGAGTTATATAAACGATTGACTTGAACTAATATAGCCTTTCGCTGGTCTTCCGAGAGAGAACCTATTGATTTGTCCGCTTCGGAGAAGCTAACGGCTTGTATGAGAGAAAGCAGACAGTCGGCAAGCGTTCCTTTGTAGGCGTCACTTCTGGCAACGTCACCAGTGAACTCTGATTCGATATCGAGGTCACGCTTTATGCAGGCGTTTTCCACGAAACCATAGGGGATAGGTATGTGTACCTCATCCAACAAAGCTTGTCCGACCGTCTTCATGATTACTCCTCAGCTTTAGCTGCCTTTTCCTTGAACTCCTTCTTCTTCACAGGAGGAAGCTCGTTATAGGCATCAATAACCTCCTTGTCGCTGGCGTCACTAGGAAGTGTAGCACCAAGAGCGTTGAGAGTTGTGATAGCCTCCGGCTTCTTGTAGGTCACATCAGAGATTGTTGCCTTAGCGTCCTCTGTATCTGCTTTCTCCTTTTCGGTATCAACCGAAACGTCTGGGTCTGCCAGCTTAGTATTAATCTGATAGATTGTGTCAACGTCCTCGATGACAGGCAAGCAGTACGCCTGCACCGCAGTTGTCTCACGCAACGGATCAGTTGTTGAATACTGAGAGATAAGCTTGTAATCAATCTGCTGATAGGTTACACCTGCCACTCTGTTGGTTGCCTCTGCTACCTGACCGTAAACGAGGGCACCAATCATCTGTGAGCAGACACCGATAATCATATTGTTGTTCCAAGGCTTAACACTCTTCTTCGCGCCATCATGCTCTAAGCGGACGGTACGGTTGATAATGCGGAATGATACACCGGTCTCGTCCAAGAATGCTTCCTGGAATACGCTGGAAGTAGGAACCGGCAGCTTTGTGTTGGAGTCATAAGTCTGACCCTTATAGTTGGCAACAAGCTCGCGAGCGTCCTGTGCCTTCTTCAATTCGTCAAACTTAGCCTTTCCAATCCAGAAGATCAAGATGGTGTTGCCATCATTCGAAGCTCTCGCGATACATTCCTTCAAGTCTGCAACGGTAATACCAGTATCAACATTGTTGATGCCGAGCTGATTTTTCGGCAAGTACTGATACTTGATACGGAGCAACTCCTTTGGATTATCGTCGTCACGAACAGCTACGTAGCCGTTAGAAAGACCATACAGAAGGGCGTACTCATTACGCTCATCAACACCGACATTACAAGCTACCGGGTCCTGCGCCAACTTACGGCGAATCTCTGCTGTCTGACCGCCCTGTGCTTCCATGAGTCTGAGAGCGAGGATATCTGACTCCTTCAAGAATTTCTTCATACCAACCTTTGGCAGTTTGCCGTTGGCGGTTGAAATCTTGTCACGAGACTTCAAAGGAACCGGAGAATCCACTGCTACGTAGTCAGCAGCTACGTAAGAGGTATCAACTGTATCGGCTTCCCATTTGTTGTCGGTAGAATAAACGCGGCGGAGAATGGATGTATCTTTGTGGAGATACGTCATCTCGTTCTTGCGCTTACCATTAATCTTCTCAATCAATGTCTTCAGGATTGGGAAGAAACTCAAGATATACTTAAGAAATAAAGAACTCTGTTGCATAAATCACCTCCTTAACCGATTGCATCGTGTCCCCACTGAAGAGTAGGAACGGCTGTTTTCAAAGCTGCCTTGATCGTATCGACAGGATAAGGGACAGCCTTATCATTAGCCTCACCTGCCGTCATAACACCTACATGAGGGGTATCTGCAGGAGCAGTTGTCATGCAGACACCTACATACTCGTGATTTTCCGGCAATGAAGCATAAGCCTCACCTGTTACCGGCATAGGCTTGTACTCGCCAGACTTGGTATCACGAATGATAATGTGTCCACACTGGATGAACTCTCCAGAGAAACCTGTCATGTCAAGAATGACACCACCCATGATGCCATTCACGTAATTTCTGATGATTACAGACTCCTTGCCTGAATCATACGTTTCTGTCTTGCTTACGCCATACATAACTTTTAAAATTTAAAGATTACATTGTTTCGGCAAGCTCATCAATCTCATTGTCCTTGATAACCTCAACCTCATCCTTCTTAGGCTTTCTCTGAGCCGCAGGAGCACCAAGTTTTCCGAGACCTTCGTTAGCACGCTCTTGATCGATAGCTGCCAAGTCCTCCACAACACTGTCGTAGAAATCATCGAACTCAGATTCGTTCTCGAACTTCATCTTGTCGAAATTCTTCAAGACAGTCTTTCCGAACGTACCTTTGTCCTTAAGGAGTGCCTTCAGCTTAGAACGGCGGCCATCATTCTCACGCTCTGATTTCAAACCGAGGATTTCGGTCTGCAAGGCTTTGTTCTGAGTAATGAGTGCCTGCGCCCATGCTGGGACCTGCTCATCTTTCTCTCTCTTCTGTTTGCGGATTGGTTTCTTGTTGCCGGCAGGGTCATCATCATCGTCATCGACCTCGTCGTCATCCAAGTCTTGACTATCCTTAAAACTCTGGATAGTACGCTGCGCGGTCTTTTGCGCAATCTTAAGATAAGGAAGAACCGCATTAACCTGCTTTTCAATCTCTGCGTTTACATCCTCGTCTGAGGCTTCTTCATCGAGTTCTAAGTTATTGGCAACATCGGCAGCAATACCCTCTAACTCCTCTCTACTGAACCCCAACGCCTTTGATTTGGGTTTCAGAATAACTAAAACTTGCTTCGTTCTTTTTTTCATTCTAACTAAATATTTAATTGAACAATAAAATTCAAGAAATATCCCAGTACGAAGCGATAGCAATAAGTAATGCTGCAAAATTATAAAAAAAGTATTTAATCACCAAATATATTACAAGGAAATATACTTAATGATTAAATACTTTATGGTTACATATAAATATTAATCTGGATAATTGAGCTTATCCGGTCCAGCTGTGGATAGATATACGGAGAACATATCACATAGCTCTTTTGCTCCTTTTAAGTCGTTGAGCTTGTAATTACCGCATTCCACTTCCGATGCACCTGGAATCGTCTTTGATAGCGAACACGCTTTAAAAGCTTCCACTATCATTTCCTTTATGAGCTTTGAAGTCCACGTACCTTTAAGGATAAGATAGAAACCTGTAAGACAACCCATCGGTCCAAAATACAGAACGGAATTGCTAAGAGGGCTATCATTGCGTAGGTAGTCCGCCATCAAATGCTCTATTGTGTGCGCGACAGCAGGTGACATCATATCTTTGTTTGGCTTGCACATGCGAATATCGAATGTGGTAGCAGTCTCCATGCCCCATTTATCTACTCTCGAAACATAAAGACCTGGCTTCAGTTTCGTATGATCAACTTTAAAACTTGGTATCATTCTCTAATAATTTACAAACAACACTAAATGCCTTTTCGGCAAGACTATCCCAAAAACCTGCATACTGCTCGGTCTGGTTCGGCTCCAGGGGATTATCGCTAATAACTCGAATGGACGTAAAACCAATACCCTTCTTGTAGCATACCTGCGCGAGGGCAGCAGACTCCATGTCAATAGCACACACGTTATAAGAATTAGGAAGAAACTCCTTAATTGCCAATACCTGCTCTCTCGTAGTGACAAACTTATCTCCCGAAGCTATTGTTCCTAATCGGAATCTTTCATCCATATCAATCCAGGAGAAATCAGAAGGAAAGACTGCCGGCATACCTTGAACTTGCCCGTTGGCATTCGGCTCTCCGCAATATACATCGTGGTAGCAGTACGAATTGCCAATCACGACATTACCAGGTTTCAATCCCGCAACGGCAGCACCGGCACATCCTACCGAGATAACTCTTGTAACTTTGCTAGACGTATTCGACGAAAGAAATTCTGTCAAGCAAGATGCCGCATTAACCTTGCCAATACCAGACTTGATTAAAGCTATGTTTTGAACATTTTTGTAGTCAAGCCAATTCTTTGCAATCCATTCGCTGATAAGGTCGTATTCCTTATCCATAGCGGTAACTATGACAATCATTACGCACCTCCTTTCGTTAGCTTAAGCTTCTTGCAACGGTTGTAAATAGCGTTCTCGTCCACGCCAATCTTGGTAGCAATGGCTTTTACCGGGTACTTGCCATACATTCTGCGAATGATGAAATCCTCGTCAGCAGTAAACACGTGGCTCTTGCTGATACCCATTTCCTTCATCTTTCGATGGATGGCCCAATAATTACGATTGAGCTGCTTTGCAATCTCCGTTGTCGTCATCACCAAAGCGTTAACCTTGATGAACTCAATCTCTTCTGCACTAAAATGTTTTCCTCTACTCATTATTTAATATTTGGGTTCGTTAAGCCGCCCAAGGCTTTCTTTCTCTTTCTGTTATATCTTCTGTTTGCAGCAATCCTTTCAGCGTTCTCTTTACGATAGACTTCCATTCTTGCTAATAAATGTTCCTTATGCTCCTGGTAGTACCTTTTATGGTATTCCCGGATATCTTCCTCACTTCTCGCCATAAACCTTGTCTTTTATAAGTTCGTACAGTGATGGGCTGAGTGTGCTCCATTGGTCATTCTCGTCTTTCACGAGATAGAATCCATCAGGGACATAGAACTCTCGATTTTTCAACCTAACTATCAACGTCTGCTTCGTGCGGTCTCCGCTGATAGTCTTTACTAACTCTGAAACGTCCGGGCATTCCCATAATTCTTGAATGCTCTCGGAAGATACTTTAATTGCTACCATATCATTTCTATTTAATGTTTTACCAATCTAAGTATACAACACCCATCCCATGACAAATACCGCACGTCTTGTTTCCTTCTCCATTACATTCTGGACAACAATGCCGATGTTTAACTATAGGCGCAGGAGGTATCAACATACGAATAAGAGCCATCCTAAAATCTGCATCATGACAATTCTTGATGGCATCTAGTATTTCTTGTTCCGTTAGAATAAACATATCCCTTAAACTTAATTTATGAATATTTACCAATTCCAAATGTCAGCGTATCTTTCATCTGGTGGTGTTTTAATCTTTGGAAATATAGGAGTATTGCTGATAACATGATGGTCGCAACTTCCTGTACTTCCACTAGTAAGTGGCTCTCCGTTACAGACTAATCTATATTTACATTCATCACATTGTATGTAATTCATATCACTTGAATTTAATGATAAAAAACTCTGTATCAAGTCATTTATCGGGGCATAAGCCTAAGACAGGCTTTCCGATGGTGATACTTTCAATCTCCTTTTCTACCTTTGGGCTATCGTCATAGTAGCCGTTCTTGAAGAGAACGTGAGTGAATGGTACGAACTTCATTGTACCATTATTCAGTTTCTCCTTGATAGTATTGATGTCTATAAGCATCTCAAATGTCTTACCGATATGAAGCTTATCGTACTTATCGAAATCTTTGAATTTATCATCCTTGATAAGGAGAAGGCGACTCATCCAAAAATCTTTAATTACCCGATACTCTTCATTCTTTTCGCCCGACACTATCATATCGAACCATTCCTTGCTGACTGCGAGGGTAAGAACCTTCTTCTTTGCTTCTGATAAATACTTATCCATTACTTTAGTTAATCTTTCCATAAGCTAACTTATTTTCCCTCTGTTGCTACTACAAAGAAATCGTCACCAATGTCTTTTCTTCTATTCAACTCTTTGCAAAGTACAGATGTATCAGCAAGGTTGATATGCTGGTTTACATACTCCTCCTTATCTGTGAAGGTAAGGAATGTTTCATCTAGGTTATTTACTTCCTCTATATTCTCAACACTTTCCGAAAGAGATTTGATTTCTCCATAGATAAAGTCATACACATTTTTGTCGATAACTTTCTGTCTTGTCAGAGTTTCGACTGCTGTTTGAATCTTGAAGATTGATTTTTGCATTTCTTGTTTCATAATCATATTTTGTTTATTTTAGATGAACAACAAAGTTTTTTGGCTTAAACTCGATAAAGCCATTATCCTTTTTCGTTTGAGTAGTCTCAATGCTGAAACCGACACATTTCTTGAAGAGAGCTCTTATTTCAGAACCATTCCTACAGAAAAGCTGTACGTAATCAACTTTCCTAAAGTAATGGACAACAGAATTCCCATACTGAATATGAGGTTTGCCATTACTATCTAATCTGGCCGTTAATTGGTCTAATCTTATTATTGGCTTTACACCCTCGATAAGGGTATGACACCAACGTGGGGTGCAAGGTAAACATACTAGTCATACCTTGCCTTCTTTGATTTCATCAAACTCCTTCTCACCTACAGTAATATTCAAAAAAGTCATGTGCTAACCCTCCTTCTTATTTATCTTAGCTATGCGTTCATTATAGGCTTCATAGTCCTCTTTACTAATCTCAGTAACGCCATGTATGATAGTTGTACCGCTAACCATATCATCCTCGAATTTCTCTTCTACGTCCGTGATGAGGTCCATGATAGGATAGAACTCAATATCCTTCTCTTCCCCTTTAACGGAACTCGTAACTGAGGTATAGGTTAATTTGCCATCCTTACGCATGAAGGCGGCTACTGCGTAATAATATCTTTCTCTTATCATAAGTCATATCTTTTTAGTTTATTTGCACTACTTAATGTATCTCTAATCTCGAAAGGAGTTTTGCCAGCCCACCTGGTAAGGTGATTCATCAGCTTGCGAGAATATCTTGCAGAAATCTTTTCTGCCTTTACAATACGATGGTCGAACTTGTTGCGGTATTTACACTTGCTCGAATCTTCACAGAACGTAACACAACCATACTCGTTATAAGCTTCCTTAAACTTCGCTTTCCAGTAAGGTGAAGGATGCTTACTTGGATAATCAGCATAAGTGTCTGCTTTCATTATCTTCTTTGCTAGTCTAATCTTCATACGCTACTTCTTTTTTTACAAGGGCAGCTCTCTGCGTGAATAACATAAACTCCGTGTTTCGTGTCCACAAGCAGATAGTCGTGCCCTTTCTTGGTGAATATTTTTATATTAAACTCTTCTTTTTCGTGTGGAGTTCCTAAGCTGAAAGAAATCCTAAAACCAATTACCCCTATTATGAAAATCAAAAAGAGACAACCGTATGACTTGGCTAAGTCTAAAATCTTACTCTTCATACGTTAGTCCTCCTTATCGAATTTATTGCCAACAACATAAGCTTCAAATAAATTAACAAATGGCTCGTAATTGTCAACTTTATCTAAACTCTTGAAGGCAAACGTTCCTTCTTCTTCAATATAAACTACCTCATAGAGATTGTCTATACACAAAAGATCATAACTGTCATGCACTATATCACCTTCCCAAATCTCATTTCCCTCACTATCTTTCAACCCTGTGAACTGGCAGACGGTAGAAGGGTCAACCAAGATAGTTTCATTGCGATTAAGCATTGAATCACTCTGTCTGTCCTTTATGATGTAGGTGTTATCGCACTCCTTATAGAAATAGCCTTCCACCCATTCACCATTATCCAGGCATTTTGCCTTGAACTTTATATGTCTCATAACTTTTTAGATTTGCTGTCCCACACAACTATTTTCTTGCAATGACACACCCCTGCCAATATCATTTGCTTAACTTCATCAGCTGAATAATCAGCAGGAGCCTCTACTACTAATGTTACTTCATACTTCATATTTAAAATGGATTTTTATCATGTTTACATTTAGGAATACTTTTGTTGTAAGCCAAGCTTCCTAACTCTTTTAAAACCTTTTTTCTTAAAGGCTCATCTTGAATCTGCCCAACTCTTTCCTTATAGGAAATCAAGTCGAAAGGAACTTCCTTCTTCTGATAATGTTTATAAGTCCTTTTTGCCATAACTATTCTTCTTTAAGTTCTACTGGCTCATCGCTCCAAGATAACTCTCTTCCGATGAGCTTCTTGATACTTCCATGAGGTATAAGAACACAACCACCGATACCAGAATATGTAGGATTCCAATATCCATATTCTCCAGCTCCACTTCTGTATGGTTTCTTTTCAAAAAGAAATTCCTTACCATTTCCATTAGTTGCTACCCATGCCATAACTTATTCCTCCTCCACTTTTACGCCAAAAGGAATGAGGTCAGCAAATGCAAACTTATCAAAAGCATCTTTAAATGAATACTGTATTGAAGTATATACTGATACATATTCTAAACATCGGATAAGATGCATAACTCCATCCCTTCTACCAACTACCCACCCAAAAGGCTGGTGCTTGAGCATTTCTGCCCAGCATTCTTTTGCATTTTCGAATGGGCGGTACTTTGGCTCTGGCTTAATTCGGTACTCTGTATTATTCCAAAACTCAATCTCTGTCATTTCCGTCCAATCATTCGGAATGTCTGAGCCTTTTACGGCACTCGGTTTTGTCCTACACTCAATTGCCTCTCCTTTTGCAAAAGCTTGCAAGAAAGGACAAAATTCTTTTGCTTGTTTTCTGTCCATAATTTAGTCCTCCAACTCTTTAAGTGCTCCTTCCAAGTAACCAACAATCATTTTTTCTTCAAATTTTGAATAATAGTTACCATTCATATAATGAATAGTCTTTTCAATAGCTGATTTTATTTTTTCTTTGTTCATTGCTTATCCTCCTTTTTTCTGATTCTTTCTATATGCTTTAGTTGCGCAATACTTATATTGCCATATCGTCTATACATACCTTGGAGATATACAATATAGCTAGCTAATGTTATTTTATCTGCATTCATATTCTCTTCTTTTTACCACCTGCGAATACTTGTGTCATGTTTATCGCAGATTTAATATCTTTGTACCTGACACCACAAACTGTTGCCACATCTTTAATTGCCTCATCCATTTTGAATTGCCTTGCCAAAAACTGATTATTCTTTATCAAGTTGACGATTTCTTCTTTCGTATGAATACCTTTCCAAAACAGTTCGGTATGACTACCACCTCTGTCGTCATCTACAGAGAACGGAACACCATAATTAGTATAAACCTCTCCGTGATGCTTGATGAGATGACGACCAGGATTCTTTCGGATATTATTTATCCAAGTTTCATTATCGCATTCACACCATATCTTGTATTCTGCGTGTGTCAGCGTTTTGTCAATTCCGATAGGACAATGACCGGAACACCCATTTGTTCCAAAGTAAATAATCTCTGCCATATTCTCTCTTCTTTTTACCCTCTCCCTGTTACCAAGGAGAGGGTGGTTAGTTAATCTGTTACCATTTCAAAAGCTTGCGCTCGTAGGCTTCCCATTGTCATAGGCATTGCCTTAATTGCTTTTGTTTCTGTGTAATGTTTTATTTCTTTGTTCATAGTTTTACCTAGTTAATGTTATTCATCAATTTCAAAACTCCATTGTTCCATATCAAACACTTCTTTTAGCTTTTCAATGACTTCATAAAAGTCATCTTTGGAACGTAACGCTGTGCCACAATCGCCAACTTCTGAGTATTCATAATGTCCCATATCTCTTTGTATCATTTCCTTCGTTAAAGGAACGCCAATATCAAATGCAAGGGAACGAGATTCACTCGGAATATCTATTGCCTTGTCATCTACATCTGTAATATATCCACTGATATAATGTGATGCATCATTGACATCTGTGTTGTGAATTGCTGAATATGCCTTACAGAAATAATGACAGGCTCCTCCACATAACCCGATAAAAGTTGAAATTCTAAAACGTAACACACGCTTACCATTTTTACGGCTGGCTTTTGTAACATAGTCAACCACATTTTTATTGAAAAAATCTAATGATTGAAACCTAAACCCCTCACCAATATTTGCCGGTAATGGGAATGGTCCTTCAGTAATATCGTACCCACTTTCAAAAAAAAATGTGCTGATTCAGCCAGCTTACGATTTCTTCGTCTGTTTTTCTAGCCATTGGCTGACTTAACATAGCTTTTAACATATCACTTATATTTATGTCCTATAAGGACGGTTAGTTACTAAATCTCATCAAACTCTTTCTGAAATCTCTGTTTTGTTTCATTCAGAAGCTGCTTGAATTTTGTTTTAAACTCTTCATCACACTCTGAAAGCCCACAAATAGCATCAGCAAGACTACTACGCATTGATTTTGGAGACATATTTAAGAGTTCATTTACTTTAGGAATTAAACTCTTTGCTAAGATATTTGCTCTTTCTAATTTTTCTGTATTCATATTACTATCTATTTATATCCTTTGCAGGATGGTTAATCATAAATTATAACATACCCTTACAAGGTCGCCAAATCTAAGTTCTTCGGGCTTGATCATCTTTCGCCTCCTTTTCTTTCTTTTCCCATCTTCTTATAAGTATTAGCAATATGGCGGTTAAACATGTTTGCTAAAATAATGTTCTTTTGTACTTTTTAGATATTCACCACACGTTTCTTTTGTAAGATATTCCGTATCAGAATAAGCATTAAACTTGCCTTCTTCCACTTTTCTAAAAAGGAATCTAATATTACCCATATCATCAGAATATCCTGTGAATTGCAAATGATTTTGCTGTAATGATAACCATTCCAAGTATATTTCGTAGTCTCTTTTAGAGAATTTGAACCAACGTACATTATTCTTGCACCATCCAAAGTAACTTGGGTCAATTCTAAGAACCCTTGTAACTGGCATACCTTTATATTTACCAAACGTAATTATATTCATACCTACACCTCCATTTCGTGTTTTAGTCCTAGACCGAAGAGAAGGTGCTGGAATTCGTGGACATAATGTATCTCCATTATAAAGATTCTGTTAATAGCAACGTATATATTTTCGCTAAGCTCTATTGTTAAGCGAATATTGTTAACGTTTTTCTCAAAGAATTTCTCATATAATTTCTCCCATCCATTCTTCTTTAAAATCTCAGGAGTGAGAGGAATCGGACGAATAGCATTATTACTAATAGAGTATGTTGTACTACTATCGTTTAACATGACTACCTTAAGAAAGCCACCACTCAATGAAGATATTACTTTAAATATTTTATCTTTAGCAAATTGAAGTGCTGACTTCTTTACCATTACCAAATCTCCTGGAATATATTCTAACTTATTCATACACTTTACTTTTTACAATGATTGTACTTTTTAATAGCATCCTTCTTAGAAGCTGCCATAATCTTAACACCCTTGATAGTGAACTCATGCTGCGCCTTTGGCTGACACTTCTGTTTGTCGGATGGAATATTGCCTTTCGGTACATTGAATCTAAAACTAGGAATACCAAAAGGAAAATCATCCATTTGGTATTCCAATTCTGTTTTCATACCAATTATTGATAGTAGTCCATTCATAATCTACCCTTTCTTTTTCTAAGTTCTAACATTCTTCTAGTTCTGCGATTTTCCTTGCCGCTAGGAGGATTACCAGCGAGCCGCAAATGTGGAATACTCTCATAATCATAGTCATTTTCACCTTTAATAATGATTGCCATAACTAATTCTCCTATTTTTGTTTATCGGTAATCAACTTGCGTTGTTTAGATATAACCTCACCTGCGTTCTTATCATGCACTCCTTCGTAAAGTCCAAGGTTCATCATAATGATGTTTAGTGCAGGATCATTAATCTCAATAGCCCTTTCTGTGAGTATTCCAAGCACGCGTGCCAAAATCGTAAAAGTCACAGGATAAGGAGTGCTTTTAGAACACTCAGCTATCTCTTTCAATAGCCTTGGCATATCAACCTTCCATACCATATCGTTCATGACATAGTCCCGAACAGTCTGACTTTTGATTTTCTTCATATCTAGTCCTCCACGTCTTTAGTTGTACCTAACAATGATTCGTTGCCTTCGTAAGGGATGCAGAACTCCCATCTACCATTAACACATACATAGTTAAGATATTCATCTGTCTTATCTGTATGGCTAAATATATTTGCACTCCATTCCTCTGTTTTTTGATGTCTAACCAACACCTTATCGAATGGCTTCAGCTCGACTTTTTGCTTCAAGTCAATAATCATTTTCTTGCCAGCATCCCATTGTTTGCTTTTCTTAGCTAATGCTTCAAAGAGTTGCTGCTTCTCTGAGTCCGTAGCAAGGCGAAGTTCAATATCTCCAACATCTTCTCTGAATGGTTCTTCTAGAAGAAGCTCATCATTCTGGCAAAGAACTGCATGGAATCCTATATATGCTCCTTGTCTCGATTGGAATATAGCAATATGTGTACATTTTTGTACCACAAGGGCTACTATATCCCCATTCTTGAACTTAGGCTTTTCTATTTCCCAAGTTTCGAGATTAAGTTTTCCACCCAAACGTTCCTCAATGGTTTTGAGGTAAGTCTTAGCAGCATTCTTATCTTCAAGAGCGTATCTTTCAGTTGTACAAAGGAAAGTTTCATTATACTTAACATTATTTTTGTCTTCACTATTAAGGTAATGCCTACCATAGAAATTGGTATAGGTATCATCGTACCATTTGTCAAAGATAACCTCTGTGCCACCATCATTACTTACCAGCACGTCTCCCTCATTCCAAGCGAACTTAGACCAATCACGCATTTCCTTTGATGGAAAAACAACACATTCTCCGTCATCATACAATTTGCCATTTTTATCAAGATACCCTTCTCCACCGTTCATAATACCAAACTTTGAATTATAGAAGGATATTTTGAAACTTTTATCATCCACTTCTTCTAACCTGCATTTACCACAAGCGGAAGAATATAACTTCGTTCCTTGCGGCTTATCCTTTAGGATTTCCACTATATTAATCTCAGTTTCCATAACTAAACCAATTTTTGCGTTAAACAATACTGGTAGTAACTCATACTACCAACGTTTTTTGATATTTTGGGCAGCTCACCATCATAAGGAGTGACTTTCAAGCCATCAATGAAATCAGCATTCTCAGTTGATACCTCAGTATTATGCTCATTCATAAACACCTTTTGCGCTGACGTAGAATGGCTTTCAGCTCTCAGCTTACCGAGTGAACGCCAAACCTGCTTGCGATGGATAAACAATCCATGCAAAGGAATAGTTCTTACTTCTACTTTTGTACCCATCTATCTTTTAATTAAGTTAGCTTTCAACTCTCTCAACTGATTCAAAGCATCATCGAGAGCGTTATGATTATTATTCTCAAAGGTCTTCCACTCTTTAATGAACTCCTTTGCGGTTCTGATGTCTCTAGGTTGCCAAAACTTCCAGGGAACTTCCATATTAAGATACTCGCATATGTCTTTAATGCAAAATAGGTCCATTGCCCCTTTAGTCCACACTATAGTGTCTTCTGTATTGTATCTATTAAAGATTTGATATAGCTTATCTACTAAAAATTTGTAGCTATGGACAATATGAGTAGGCTTATTACTTTCTGGACTGTTCTTTTGCTGAATCCACCAGAGTAAAGTTTCTCCAGTGAATGTCCTTTCACAAGTGTTCCATGTTTTAGGTTCTGCTTGTATCAGATAACGATCTAATACATCGAAATTTTCATCTGCTGGTACTATGCCGATTTGTGTAATAGCAGCATCATTTCTTCTACCTAATGTTTCTATATCTATAATAATATGTTTTGCCATTTTCATAATCTAAACCATTTAAAGATGATAATAACTATTTGATACCCTTGCGCCCAAATCGAAGCAGCCCACGGCATCCGGCTTTAAGAAGCGTTTCTCTAACTTCTCCAAAGCCTCTTTATACTTCTGCTCCATGTGCTTGCAATGAAGTCTCTGAGCTAATTTAAGTTGCTCGACAACACCCTTGCGAGCAACTCTATATTGTTTATCGGACATCATAGCCTTATTCGTTCACATAGTTGATTACGTGCTCCTGTGCTTGCTCATGCAAGTTATCAAAAGCGTCTTCTATAACTTTGGCTGTCTGATCGCCATTAAGGTTCTTCAGCATTTCGCCAACAACTTTTACCTGATGTTCTATAGGTAAAGAACAGAACTCTTCAACAAGGAAGCTTTTCTGATAATTGTAAGACATATCGTGAAATAAGTCTGATAAATCTACGTTTGCTTTATATACTGACATAATCTTAATCGAAAATATGATGGTTCAACTTTCTCTTTCTGAGATTTCTCTTGATCGTCTCCATATCCTTGTGGTCGTTAGTGTGGTCCGCAAGAAGTTTGATGATTTCATAGATGTCATTTGCGTTATCCTCCAGGTTGGCGCAAATTTTCTCATCACCGAAGAAACTCTTATTAAAGGGTTTCAAATGGAAGTAGTACTTTTTGGCTGCATCCTGCATCTGAGTGTAGTGCATCTTCTGCTCTTGCTTGTAGCGAACGCTTAACAGCCTAAACATGCCCTGTTCATCCTTGATGAGCTGATCCAATACATCTGTTACCATTGCAATCAAACAGCCATTGACCTGCAGGCGTTGAATAATCTTTTCCTGCTTCAAGCCAGATGTTACACCAAGCTCTGAGAGTGTAACCTTCAAATCGTTTACTGTAACTTTCTCTTTTCCCATTGTCTTACTTTTTAATTATCAAACCATAAACCTGTATATCTCCATTCCCATTGATGGCAAGTGTCATTAGGCTTCTTGCCTTCACAATAGCATATCTCGGAAGCTATGCAGTTACTACATATATGCTTCATAATCATGGAAGTTTAGATACCAAATAATCTATCTCCTTATCCGTAAGCTCCAAATCGTTCTTACGCTTAAACTTGATGATAGCATCAATTCCGACCTCGCCTTCAACCAACTGGTAGATGGCATCCTCATCAAATCCCTTATCTAGAACCTTGATAAGCTCCATTCCCAAATCGTGGATTTTCTGCTGAAACTCCTTTTTGAGGTCTGCGTTGATTCGCTCTAAAGCTTCTGCTTTCTGACTAAATCCGCATCCGCCCTCAATGACAAAGTCGTTATTGATGTTCTGACACATCTGGTCAATGTCCTTGCTACCGAAGAACTGAGCGAAATAGGTATCGCCCTTCAAGGACTGTAGAATATCAATTTCTTCTTGCTTTGTCATAACTAATCCTCCTTTCTTTATTTATCAAACTCTTCACGCAACTCAATAAGTTTGTTAGTGAAATAAACCATAGTTTCTTTCAGGAGTGAAAGCATATCTTTATGATTGAGAATGTCACCAATCGCTGTGTAGTACTTAAGATTATCGTTCGCCTCAATAAGGTCGAATTCTCCACAGCTTGCCACATTGGTGTTGAAAGACTCTTCCTGGAAGAAGCCATTTTTTTTCTGGTAACGAATCTCCAGGCTTCTGTTTCTTTTGACTCCTTTTAAATTCAAACGAACGTTAAGTGACTTAAAACCAAAGTCGATATATTCTACCTCCCAATCAGGACAAACTGAAATTACGTTAATAATCTTAATCTTGGCTGACTCAAGTGTATTCTTGATGTTATTTCTAACCTCTGCCTTCTTTGTTTCAACTGAATTATTCATAATCTTTATAATTTTAATTGGTTCAACTTATAAGGTAGGCTCTGAATAGTCAAAACTACTACCTTTTATCTATATGCAAAGGTACGAAAATTTTCTGATATATGCAAATTTACCAACGATTATTTTAGTTAAAAATACTAAAACCATTAAATATATGCGAATATATCCGTAATTTTGCCAAATCAAAACTTCGAAGATTATGATAGATTTTAATGAACTTTTTAAAAGAAATGACGTTGGCAGCATCATAGGAGAGCTGAAGCAACGTGTGTTGGATATTCCACTTTGGAGTACCCTGTTATCTGAGTATGAGCCTATGCTCCATGAAATCGTAGAAGACCACGTAGGCAGACAGGACAGAACGCTTGATGACGGAATTGTAGAAAAGGCAGCTAGATTGCCTATCGGATTGGAGAAGCTTCTTACTAGAAGAATCTCTGAGTTCACAATGGCTATACCGGTCAAGCGTGTATATACGTATGATCAGGCTGACGAGGAACTGAAGACGATTGTTCGTGCCATCGAGAAAATCTACACCTGTGCACACATTGATGCCGTGAACATGCACAGAGCAAAGTGCTATTACGCCTCTTGTCAGATGTTCACACTTTGGTACACGCAGAAGAAGCCTAACAAGCTCTACGGGTTCGACAGTCAGTACAAACTGAAATGTAAGACATTCTCTCCAATGGACGGAGTTGACATCTATCCTTACTTTGACGAGTATGACGATTTGCTTGCTCTGTCATTCGAGTATAAGCGTAAGGTTACTGACACAGAGCACACTTTCTTTGAGACCTATACTGCAGACCATCATTACAAGTGGGACCTGTCTTCAGACGACGAAGAGTCCGGATGGAATTTGGTGGATGATAATGAGATTTCTATCGACAAGATTCCAGCCGTGTTCTGGTACCGGCACAAGCCATGCTGGGAAGGATTGAAACCTATCCGTGAGAATATCGAGTACACCATTTCCCGAAACAGCGATGTTGTGGCATACAATTCCGCTCCTGTCTTGAAGATTGCCGGTGCCATCGTTGGAATGGAGCGAAAGGGAGAGAGCAAGAGGGTGTATAGAGTCAGCGAAGACGGCGATGTTAGCTACGTGTCTTGGCAGCAGGCTATCGAGGCTCTTAAGTATCACGTTGACACTCTCGTCAAGCTTTTCTTCATGCAGTCTCAGATGCCGGACATCAGTTTCGAGAATATGAAGAGCCTTGGCAATATCGGCTATGATTCAAGAAAGACACTCCTCATGGATGCCCATCTTAAGATAGGAGAGGAGACTGGTGCCTGGATTGAAGGCTTCGAGAGAGAGGCCAACGTCATAAAGGCGTTCCTTTCCAAGATGAACACGAAATGGGCAGCTAGAATGGATGAAATTACTGTAGAGCACATTATCACTCCATTCATCCAGGAGGATGAGAATACTCAGATTGACAAGTGGCTTAAGGCTAACGGCAATAAACCTCTCGTCAGCCAGAAGGAATCTATCCAGCGTGCCGGTCTTTCCGATGATCCTGACAAGACTTTCAACGAGATTCAAGGAGAAGAGGAAGTAGAGGCCACAAGAACAGCAGCTTCTATGCCTAACTTATTCTCGGAGGAATAGCTATGAGAAAGAAGAAGGAAGAAGAGAAACGGCACTTCTGCCGTGAATGTGCTCATGCTACTGACTTTCATAGTATGAGCCTTAAAGGTCAGCCTATCCTAGCCAAATGCCCATATCAAGAATGGAGCGTTCTTCTCAACTGGGATTGCTGCAAACACTTTAAAATGAAATTGTATGAAAAAGCCAAAACTGCCTAATCAGAAAAAGGCATATAAAGACCTTGGCAAGAGACTGAACGCTTATACCCGGAAAATCATTTCCATCTATGAGACTCTTGCCAAGGAGTCTGCTAAAATCGCCACCTCCACCGACTTCGATGGGGATGGCGAGTTCTCTTTTGATGATTACCCTAGAACAGAAAAGAAGGTGAACGCCTTGCTGGATTACTATTCAAACAATATGCAGGCATTGGTCTATAATGGCATATCGGACGAATGGAAGAACAGTAACACCCTGCAGGACCTACTTGCCAAAAGGGTAATCGGCACCTTTACCAGGAAGATAGCGGACGCAAAGCAGAAAGCTTACTTTGAGCACAACAACGCGGCAAAGAAGGCTTTCATGGAGAGAAAGATTAAAGGTCTCGGTCTTTCAGAAAGAATATGGAACCAGAGAGCTGATGTAAAGGAGGCTCTGGAGAAATCTCTATCTGTCGGCATAGAGAAGGGTATGAGTGCTGTTAAGCTCAGCAAGAAGGTCAGCAAGTACCTTAATGATTATCCGTCACTTGCCAAAGACTATAAGAAGAAATACGGCAAAGCCATAACCATTCAGAACTGCGAGTACAGAAGCGTGCGCCTGGCACGTAACGAGATAAACATGGCCTACCGTTCTGCCGAGCAAGAAAGATGGGCAAGGATGGACTACATTAAAGGCAAGGAGATAAAGACAACCAACAATCCTAGCCATAAGCACGATATGTGTGATTTGCTTGCAGGTGTCTATCCGAGTTATTTTCCTTGGGTTGGTTGGCACGTGAATTGTATGTGCTATGCCATCCCGGTTATTATGAGTGAAAAGGAGTATTGGAGTGGGAAACAGCCAAGCAATGCTATGCCTAAGAACTTCACAAATTGGGTAAATGATAATAAAGATAAGGTGAAGCAATCATCCTATATCACCCAATACGCTCGCTCTGAAAGGTCACAAAGGCAAGTTCGAATAGCTGCACAGAACTCACCAGAGGTGAGGGCAAGACTTCGAGAATTCATTAATGAGACAATGCAAACAAAATTTAGAGAGGTAGAGCTACCAGACGGTCAAACGGCTAGAAGACTTTATCTCAATAATAATAATGAGGAATTTGTGGTAGGACGAAATTTCTTTTCTGAAACGATGGCAAAGAATATTAGAAATAGAAGACTTAGCGAAACAATACAAATTGCAGCCGATGTAAACGAATGGTTTCCTACAGCAACATTTGACAGGATTGAGGAAGGTAGCCATCATGATTTTCAGTTCAAAGTATTCCATGCTACTTATCAAGGAAAACGAATAGAATGTAAGGCTAAACTTACAAGTGAAAATATCCTTTATACTATGAGATTACTAAACTAAAAAGCAAGGGATTGGAAACCCTCCCGAAGTCTGCATCCGAAGACCGACGTGTGAGAGGTCTATCCAATCCCTATTTATCTTTCTCCTTTACCGCTGCAAAGGTAATATTTTATTTTGGAAAATCCAAATCTTTTCTTGGAATTTTAATTGGTTCAAGCCCTCGCTGGTGCATTTAATGTCTTGTAAGCCTCGAAAGCCAATGTGCTCACGTGCTCGCTGATGGTGGTGGAGATTGTCATAATGTCTCCCATAAGGAGCATCGTCTCTCCCTTTCCGACCTCTGTGATGAGACTCAAAAGGCAGCTGATTTCATCCTTAAGCGTCTCGGCTTTCTTCATCAGCGGTGTTGGCGGCTCGACCTTGACCTCTTTCTTCTTCTCGCCAGATTGAGAAGCAATACACTTCTCAACAGCCTTCGGCACTCTCGGCTTCGGGAGGTTGCAGATGATGTTCTTCTCCTTCAATGCGAGAAGCCAGCGTCTGCCTCGCTCCGTCCAAAGAGGTCTTCTTGTGTACTTGCCCTTGATAAGGTGTGTAGTCACCTCAGTTAACTGATAGGTGGAGTAGGGACTTGTCAGCATCCACTCATAACCCTGGTTAAACGCAAGACCAACCTCCTTCAGCTCTTCGTACAACTTCTGTGCGCTGCTCATGCCCAACTCCTTCGCCATCTGCGTAGTGGAATAGACACCCTTTGTCATGTCGCACTTCTGCACTCTCTTGAAGCATTCATCGATTCTCTCCTGGAGATCACCGGTGATTTCCTTCTGTCTTGTTAACCACTCCTGGTCCTTTTTAACTTCGACCAGCATTTCCTTTGCGAACTCTTTCAAGCTCATGTCTGCGTTTGTTGCCATAAGATTTTCGTATTAAGCAACCATCAAGCTCATTTAATAAAGAAGGGCAGCCGCTTGTCACGCCCTCGAAAATCGCCTAAGAGAACCAGCGTCCCGGTTTTATCTCCTTGGCAGGTCGTAACGTTGCAGTTGCCCTTGTATGTAGTTGGCTCTTAGTCAATTTTACGACCTTCTTTCTATATGCAAAGGTACGAAAAAATCGGCAAATTACCAAATCTTTTAACCTAAATTACGAATTTAATTCGCTGTAAATCAACTGGTTACAAGCTATCTATATGTTTCTTGGCTTCAGCTAGTCCAACGCCCTTCTCATCCATATATAACTTAACAGCTTGAATAACTTTCTTCGATTGTACCATCTCTCTCAGCACAGAATCCAAATCGTCTTCTCGTGGCTGCTCGACATTGATTTCTGTTGGCTGAACTTTACCACCACATCTATCAACCTCATCGATAATTACGTTTACGATATCTGAAATTTCCTGTGCAATTTTAAGTCCATTCCTATAGATGTAGCCTTCAGTTCCGTTGCTCTTGATAGGCTTTCCTTCTACAGTCATGTTTCTTGCGTTGAAAGTGTTTATGAGTAATGAAGGAGAATTTACATCTCTAAGCAAAATCTTAACTTGAACCAGAGATACCACAGAAGCTTGCTTGCTTCCACCAGATAAGCCTCCGACTATAGCTCCTGCACTTCCAGCAACAGCTCCACCGACGATGGCTCCACCAATAGTGCGAATTGTTGATTTCTGATGAATCGTCTTTCCGTTATCTATCACCTCTACCTTAATAATGTCATTATAAGAAATGGTCTTTTGTGTGATATGATTTGAATAGAAAATCTTCTTTCTATTATTATCGATCATAAAGACAAATTGATTGTTTATACCAATGACTTTCTTTGTAGGTGTAAAGTCTGATACCGAATTGATTATTTCTTCAAGTTCCTTCCCTTGATTTTTTGTTTGGTTGCTCTTCCAACATACTTGAATGATTGCTGCGACAAATATAAGTATGACAATAAAGATAAATATTCCCATATGATGCGCCCGTCATGCCGGTAGCTAAGCTTTAGTTAATAATCCGTCTATCAGATTAATAACGCATCATATGGTACTTTATTGTGTTGAACCAAAAAAATCAGATTATTTTTTTGAGTGACTTTTCTCGCCCTGCATTCAGCTGGCGGTACTCATTGAAATCTTTGTAGTGCTCGACCTTACCGTAAAGCTTCGGGTGGTCCATCATATCGTTCAGCATTTCTTTACTAAACTCGGTGAATCCAAAATTATAGCCACTCTCACCACCTTGTATAGCACCACTTCCATGTGTTCGAGATGGCACGTATTGATATGTGAGACTTATTCCTCCCTCAGACGTATATTTTGCAAGCTGATAGGATAGAAACTTTCCATCCTTTCTTACTATGTAGCCATGTAACTGATTTATAGCAATAACACGATAGCCTAGTTTCTTAATTTCCTCCAGTCTGTTTTTCATAAGCAAAGAACTCCATTCCGACACATATAAAGGCTTTCTAACGTTCACGTCGTGAAAGTTCTGAATGAACACATCAAGCTTTTCACAATCCCAATCTCTTGGATAACCTCAAATCCGCAACCTATAGGGTTTAGTGGGATTTTGCTTGCAAAGCGACAAAATTCATTTTATTGTACATATTTCTTGCACAACAGAAATGTCGCAGACACAAAATCCCCTTA